TGAAAAAGAGGACACCACTACTGGAACTCAGGAGTTGGCTTGCTCGTCAGGTTCATGCGAAATATAGAAATTGGATAACGGTGTTGGAGGTAGTAACGTGCCTCCACATCATCGCCAACGTCTGGCTGCATCTACCGTCATAACTGGGCTGGCTCTATTCCCCCCCTATAGAGAGTAACGATGAAGAAAAAAGTATTTATAAGTAAAGAATTAATAGAGTATTTAAGGAAACTTTTTCCTAATACATTACCCAACAGGAGAGGTATATCAGAAAACGATATAGCTTTTCTTCAAGGACAACAATCCGTCATACAACGTATGGAAATGATACTAGATGACGATCAACCAGAAGAGATTTAACTATGTGTTTATCAACCCCAAAAGCTCCACCACCTCCACCAACTGTAGTAGCACCGCCTCCACCAGAGGCAGCTCCCTCAGAACTTGCGAACGCTGTAGACTCAAATGCTACAGGTTTAAAGAAAAGACGTAAGGGTGCTAAAAGTACACTTGGTCGTGGCAGCTCAGGCGCACAGTACAAAGGATCAGGTAGTGGCACAGGCTTGAAAATTAGTAAAGGAGCTTAAGATGTGTGCAGGAGAGTTAGTTATGTCTAAGATGTACAACGACCGTAAAGATAGAAAGTCACGGGAAAGGCTTAACAATAGTTATGCAAACGCCCCTAAAGCTCCCATGTCAGACATGACTATTAAAAAACCAGAACCTATCTCAAAACCTACTAAACCAAAAACTAATATTAACACTGGTATGAATATCGGTGGTAGATTCTAAAGGAACAAAATATGCACGATCAATCTATAGCCAAGACCTATGAAAACATGGCAGCAGATCGTGATGCTTTTCTTTCCAGAGCAAGAAGTTGTGCTGAGTTAACAATCCCCACCCTTATGCCTCCTGAAGGACATACAGGGTCTACTCAGTACAACACCCCCTTCCAATCAGTAGGTGCTAGAGGCGTTAACAACCTCGCATCTAAATTACTGATGACACTGCTTCCCCCTAACCAAGCTTTCTTCCGACTAACGATTGATGATTATGATCTCGTTGAGTTGGGTGGAGACGCTAGAGGTAAAGCAGAGGAAGCATTGGCTCGTATCGAAAGATCAGCAACACAGGTTATTGAATCAAAAGCTATTCGAGTACCAACCTTTGAAGCTCTTAAGCAGCTCATTGTGTCTGGTAATGTTCTCGTACATATGCCCCCTAAAGGTGGTATGAAAGTCTTTAGACTTGATCGTTATGTAACCCAGCGTGACACTATGGGCAACATCCTGAAGATCATCACTAAGGAAACAGTAGCTTACGATGCACTGCCCCAAGATGTACTAAGCACACTATTAGAAAACCCTGAGTATCAGGCAGACACTAATAAGAAGGAGTGTGATATATTTACTTGCGTTAAACGTGTAGGTAAGAAGTACGAAGTACATCAAGAAGTACACAACATTATGATACCTAGCACCAAAGGTACTTACACTGAAGATAAACTACCTTGGATGGCACTACGATTTATTGCTGTAGATGGTAGCGACTATGGTCGTTCTTTCTGTGAAGAAATTGTTGGTGATTTAAAATCGTTAGAAGCCTTAACAGGTGCTATCGTAGAAGGTAGTGCAGCAAGTGCTAAACTTCTCTTTATGGTTAGACCAAACGGTACTACAAAGATACGAAGCATTGCAGACGCACCTAATGGTGGTATTGTCTCAGGCGATGCTAACGATGTAACTACTTTACAAGCTAACAAGTTTAACGACTTCCGTGTAGCGCAAGAGACCATGAACTCTATAACAGAGCGTTTGTCTTTTGCCTTTCTACTGAACAGTTCTGTACAGCGACAAGCTGAACGAGTTACTGCTGAGGAAGTACGCTACATGGCACAGGAACTAGAGACCGCTCTTGGTGGTATCTACTCTGTACTATCACAAGAGTTCCAAGTTCCCCTCGTCAACCTCCTGCTTGCGAAGATGCAGAAGGAAGGCAAGATGCCTAAGTTCCCTAAAGACACGCTTAAGCCGCAGATCGTAACTGGTCTTGAGGCTCTTGGTCGTGGTCAGGACTTAAACAAGTTAAGCCAGTTCTTACAAATGCTTCAACCCCTTGGTCAGGAAGTTATCCAAAGTGAATTAAACATTGGTGACTACTTAGATCGTCTTGGAGCTTCTCTTGGTATTGACACTCAAGGACTAGTAAAGTCTGATGAACAGAAGATGCAAGAGCAACAACAGCAAGAACAGATGATGCAGCAACAACAGATGATGGCAATGGCAGAGAAGGGCGTAGCCCCTGCTGTTAAAGGCATGGCTGACGCTGCTCAACAGCAACCAGTAGAAGAGTAAACCTAAAAGAGACTATTATGACAGATGAATTAAACACACATGAAGAACAAGGTGAATCACAAGCGCACATAGATGCGATGATTGCCAAAGGTGAACAACTAGAAGCTAACAATAATCCTGATAAGGAAGAGCGTCCTGATTGGTTGCCAGAGAAGTTTAAATCTCCAGAAGATATGGCAAACGCCTATCAAAATTTGGAGAAAAAAATGGGAGGGAGTCAGAAAGAAGAAGAGACTGTTTCCCAAGATGAACAAAGTACAGAATTAGAAACAAATGAACAACCTAGTGGCGGTGAAGTTAGAGAAGCAGTAGAAGCCGCTGGTGTTAACTTCGACTCTCTTCAAGGAGAGTATGACGAAACTGGAGGGTTATCAGATGATGCTTACACTAAGTTAGCAGACGCTGGTTTCTCTCAAGATTTGGTTAATAGTTGGATACAGGGTCAAGAGGCTCTAGCCAACAACTACCAAACTGCTGTTTACGAAAGCGTAGGCGGTGAAGAATCTTATCAGCAAATGACTTCATGGGCTGGCGATAACCTCAGTCAAACTGAAATCGCTGCCTTTGATCGTGCTGTAGGTTCTGGAGACATTGATATGGTCAAGCTGGCTGTACAAGGATTACAATCTAAGTATCAAACTGCTGAGGGTACAGACCCTTCTTTAATAGAAGGACAATCCAGTAACTCAACAGGCGGTGTTTATAGCTCATGGGCAGAAGTGACCACGGCTATGAGAGACCCTCGATACCAGAGTGATCCAGCATACCGTCAGTCTGTTACCTCTAAGTTAGAGCGTAGCAACGTACAATAGTCTCTTTATGCCCTCTTCGGGGGGCTTTTTTAAAAAGTAACGAAACACAGAATTAATTACCTTTGACCCCTGCGGGGACAATCTAAGCGGAAAGATTAAGTGTTAAGTGACTAAACATTAAACATTCATTTAAACATTTAACAAAAGGTAAATATTATGTCTTGGAATAGTACAACAGAAGCGAGTGTATCTCGATTAGGTAAAGGCTCAGGTGCTGATAAGCGAGCTTTATTCCTCAAGCAGTTCTCAGGTGAAGTCCTAACTGCTTTTGAAGAAAAAAACATTGCGATGCCTCTTCACAGAGTTCGCACAATCAACAGTGGTAAGTCAGCTCAGTTCCCATCTATCGGAACTACTACTGCTGCATATCACTCAGCGGGCGAAACCATCTTTGGTGGTTCAGTACCTGCTAGTGAAATCACAGTAACTGTAGATGACTTGTTAGTTTCTTCAGCATTTGTGCCGAAAATTGACGATGCCATGAACCATTATGATGTCAGGTCGATTTATAGTGCCGAAATGGGGAATGCCCTAGCTAACGCTGCTGACAGAAACATCTTCTCAACAATCTACTCTGCTGCGACTGGTACTGGTAACGGTGACCAAGAAGCTCAGTGGACTAACGGTGACTTTGCTAATCTATCTGCTGGTGCTACTGGTGCTAAAGGTAAGATTGACATTAAGACTGTAGCTGCTGAAGGCACTTCTGGTGCAGTAGCGCAGGACGTTGTTAACGGTATCATCAAAGCTTTAGAAACTTTCGACAAGCACGATGTAACTGGTGAGAAGTATTGTGTTCTGAACCCAGAAACTTACTACCTACTTCTAGGTGCTGACTCTACAGCTATCAACCGTGACTTCGGTGGTAACGGTAGCGTTGCAACTGGTCAAGTTCCGACTGTTGGTGGTGTTAAAATCTTTATGTCTAACCACTTACCGATTGATGCACAATCAACTGACACACCTTCAGGTGCTAACGAAGCAAACAGAGCTACTGCTTATGCAGGTCGTGACGCTGATCTTAAGGGACTTATGTTCACTAAAGACGCTGCTGCTACTGTTAAGCTACTTGATCTTGGTGTTGAGTCTGAGTATCAGATCGAACGTCAAGGTACTTTGATGGTTGCTAAATATGCAATGGGTCATAACGTACTACGTAACAAATCAGCTATCGCTCTAGTAGCATAACTGTATCTTTTGAGAACACCTCCTTCGGGGGGTGTCTCTCTTTATTTTTTCATTGAGGTAAATATGACAACTCCTACATCTAAAATAGAAGCAGTAAACTCAATGCTTTCTACTATCGGTGAAGCTCCAGTTAACTCTTTGAGTTCTGGTCTTGTAGATGCTGAAACTGCTGAGACTATACTCAATGAAGTTTCAAGAAGTATTCAAGCTATGGGCTGGAACTTCAACACCGAACTTAATTATCCTATTGTTGCTGACTCAGACGGCAACATCAATCTTCCACAGAATGTCCTTAGAGCTGACTCTACATCAAAGTACAGAAGTTCTAAGAATGAGTACATTCAACGTGGTAGCAGAATATACGACAAACGACAACACACCTTTAACATAGGCAAAGACCTATCCTTTGATGTGGTTGTCTTATTAGATTTCACGGACTTGCCCGAAGTGGCGAGACGATACATTACTGTTAAATCAGCCCGCATCTTTCAAGAGAGAGTTGTAGGGAGTGATACCCTATCCGCTATGAACAGGAATGACGAACAAGAAGCCTTGTTTGCCCTGAGAGAGATGGAAGGGGACAACGGTGACTATAACATATTTGACGATTACGGCACAGCCAGTGTCCTTGATCGTTCTATTGGAACAAAGGTGATACGTAATGGCTCTAGTTTCTAAGAACATACCTAACCTCATTAACGGGGTTAGCCAACAGCCCGCAGCTCTACGATTAGAGAGTCAGGGAGAAGTACAGGAAAACGGTTTCTCAGATGTGGTTGATGGTCTTAAGAAACGCCCACCTACAAAGTTTTTAAAACAGTTAAAGTGTCTTAGTTCGTCTACTAGTAATAGCGCTACAAACCTAAACAATAGATCAGACTATGTAAATTTATCAGGTTTAGAGACAGCATTTTTCCACACTTACAAACGAAGTGATGATGAACAATACCATGTTATCATTACGTCAGGAAAAATAGTACACGTTTACGACATCGCTGGTAACTTACGATACCAATCAGGTCATGGTAGTTGGTTAGCAAACGGTAACGCAATTTCTAATTCTAACAATACGGACAACATTGCCGCAACTGCTTATCTACCAACGACACCTTCAGATATTACATCTACCTCTGTTGCTGATGCTACGTTTATTGTTAA